TTATATATATATATAAAGACTCCTAATTATGTATGTGGAACTGCTTATACTCCATAACATAATTATATGGGTGAGTTCGCTCACCCTTTTTATTAATATTAATAACACACAGAAAGGGTTCATATATGAAACGTATCTTACTTGCTATAGCATTAACAGCTAGTTTTTTTCCAGTATATGCAATGAAAAGAAATAGCTATCAGCCAAATGCATCACTCATGAGAAAGATGCTTAATTTATCTTATGCATTAATCTGGGGCGGAGCTAAGGCAACCGCATCAAAAGCAGCTAAAGAAAAACATAAAAAAGAACTAGTTTCTGGTATGACAATAGTTGTAGCAGAAGCATGTAAATCTTGCTCAATTCAATAAGCAACATTAATTCTACAGTACCTTGTTAATTGCACTGTTGGATTCCAATTAACAAGGTACATGTGTTGAGAGCATCTATTATATATCTCTAAAAAAGCGTGGGGTATTAGATCCTGCTCCATATATAGTCTCTCTGTATCTTCGTTCAAGTTCTTCCGGAGATGATCCACTTTTAACTTTCTTTAAAGATACACAAAGGTATCTCATAGCATCTGAAAAGTGCGAAAAGCTGTCGTGTAACGGGCGTTCTTTATACACCTTACGTTTATTATCAAATTCTTGTCTATAATTACTTAGAGCCTTAATAAGTGGCGCTGCGTTAGTGAAATCAAACCAACAACGCGGGAGGGTAGATCTTACAGCCTCAATCCCATCCATGATCCCTATCTTGTCAGCCACTGTAAATGTGATTCCGAGTCTCTTTGCTTTCTCCCAACGTGTAATTCCTGTTGAGAACTCCATATTGCGAATATCGTGTGGGCCAATGTGTTTACCGTACGTATAATCTTTAGACTTAAGAACATTAACATAATGCTCCAACCCTTCTTTACTTTTTTCATAGCAGTCTATTATACGAATAACATTATTTGCAATCTGGAAGAATATTATAGCAGTGCTATCGCGGACACCTATATCCCATGCAGTATGAACCTTCAGATCTGGCTCCCATAATATGTTACTGATTCGACCATCAAGCCGTGCCTTGTCCATATACTTGGTATAGAATGCACCCTCTACGCCCATATCAAATGATGTCCAATACTCTTGTAGCTGAAGATCTTCACTCATTTCACCATCGGCGCGTTCTTGTTCAATTTCATAAAGGGGTATGTGTTGAGTATCATCTACCGTCAGTTTAGACACAAACCAGTTTGGAGATTGCAGTGCTACTTGATACATCTCCCACATGAAGTTCTTACCTCTTGGGGTCGAAACAATTAAGACCCACCCGTCATTGGCAGACAGAATGGGCCTTACAAATGAGTACGCGTTAGGGTTACTAATTGCGAATTCGGAGAATACGATGCCTCTTGGGTTAGTTCCTACGAGAGCGTTATCGTAGTTATCGGAGCCTATTATTTGGAATACAGACCCGTTTTTGAGTCGTATTCGCATCATTTGTTCGTTCTTTGACTCTATTACTTCTTTTGGTAGGTAGTCTAGTATTCTAAAGCCGTCGTTATCGATGGCATCCCACAATATACGACGGCCGGATGAATAGGTGGGAAATACGTAATAGATAGTCTGCACTTTTGTTAGTAGTTCTTTTATGCATATGTTATACGCACACAAATCCTTTCCTGAGTTGTGTACAATGTAGCCGTTTGCAATAAAGTTATGGTGTTTTTCTGTCTCTATATCAAATAATTCTTCTTCACCGTGATCTTTATTTTTTTGTCTGCAATAAAAGCATCCGTTAATAACTTTCGGCTTAAAAGGATCCGATGGAATTTTATCTAGTACGGATGCTTGCTTACCCTCTTTTCCGAAAATTTTGCCGTTCGATAGCAGCCATTTAACTCCGTATCTCTTTGATACTTTGATCTTCCAGTTAGATTTGCGCTCGAAGATAGGAACCTGCGGAACAATACCTATTTTTCTTAGTAGCCAATACATATCCCATGCGTACTCATAACTTTTTCCGCAGTTTATTATTATTTCGTTGGCTGGTGGTATACTTCGATTCCTATCTCCTATAAATCCGGATTTATGTGCGTATACTGAACCGTCAGCAGAGACGATAGCTGCAAAAAACCGGCCCAGCGATTCCTCGTCGAGGTTCCAGATGATAGGCATAAGCCTTTGTTGAGACTTCGGCACATCTTGCCCGCTGCTTCTGAATAGTTCTTTTACTTTATTCTTAAACGTTCCGCCACCACGTGTTCCATTAGTAAATCCTAAGTCGTATGCGTTTCCTTTTCTACGCCAGATAGGGGTGTATCCAAACAGCTTGTTAGCTAAAAACGCTACCCTATCTAAAATATCTTTGTTTGTGTTTGTAAACTTGGGCTGTTGGTAACCCGAACAATATCCATCAGCGATCATATAGCCGATAAACTCTGCAAGGTCTGGGTTGTGTTCGTTTCCGTGCCCGATTCCAGCATAATTTAAAACAGTTACTTGAGATCTTAGGTCACTCACCTTACGGTACCGCGGCACCCCTCGATCCCTCCAGCAAGAGGCAAACTTATGATCCTCAGAGGTTATTATAGGGATATAACCGTAAGACTTTAACTCTCTTGTTTTTTTTATTCCGGTTGACCACTTACTCTTAACAGTATCCGGTACAAACTCAGACCCGTTCCAAGAAAGAATCTTGTCACCGACTTCTATATCTTTTAAGAACTTCCAAGAGCCGTTCGCTAATAGGATATGTGTATTTCCAGACAAGCACCGTCTCGGCCATATGCACATTAGTTTTTTGTATCCTTTATTTCTAAGTGCATCGAATACAGGTTTTTGATAGTCGCGAGGTTGGAATTTATCTAGGTATACATCTACTTCTGGGGTTATAAGCATTTCTTAGTCTTTTGATGTAGATTTTTCGGGTTTACTTTTTGGTGTTTTTGTATCTTTTTTAGGGAGATTTAATTTTTTCCTAAAAATGGAGGAGTTGATGAGCTGTTCTATTCTATCGACGGTTTCTTTTAGTATGTCAATTTCTTTGAGGTTTTGTCGTCCGCGTTTGGATAGCGCGTTGGTTGATTTTTCTAGTTCTCCTTTGACTTCGCATATTTCTTTTCTGATGGTTCTCATTTTTTCTACTGATGTTACTTGTCCGTTTTTGGTGTTACCTACTTGTTGTGTTAGGGCTTCTATTTCTTGGGTTACTGTTCTGTAAAATAGGTATGTGATGATGGCGTCTGTGACGATAAGTATTGCGATTGTGATAAGTAGGATGTTAGTCATGTTTTAGTTCCCTTTGTTTTATGGCTGGTCTTATTCCTGTGTCTTCGTCTTTAGATATGTATACATTGATTTGTTTTTGGTTATCGTTGTGTTCGGATGTTTTTTTGAGTTCGGCCTGATATTGGTCGTCTTGCTTCCATTCGTTTCCGAAGCGGTATTGAGAGTGTAGGATTGCGCCTTTGTCGAATCGTTTTTTTATGGCGCCTTCCATTCGTCCGTATGCAATGTTGTGTAATGCTTCTTCGTGGGCTTCTTTAAGTTGTGGCCAAGTTTTAAGCCAGTTATGGTATGTTCGTTTGGGGATTCTCATTGTTCTACGAAAGCCTTCGACGAATAGTGCGTCCTCGCTGCATGAGTATTCGAGTAGTCGCTCGCAAACGTGGTTGATGAATTCTTCTGAAACGGGGTTAGTGCGCAGGTATTCGTTGGTCTGAGTGGTGCCAAGAATTGATGGCAGTTTCTTTTTTGTGTTATTTTTGTTGATTTTTTTCTCCTTCATAAGTTCCTAATGGTAATTTCGGTTCTAGGTTTTTGGTCATATATTTTTTTTAGCGTAACTGATGATATAATGCAATCTTTTTCGTAAAGAATTCCAGTAAGGTTATGGTCGAGGTAGCTGAATAGTCGGTGTATTGATGGTGCGGTTTGGTGTATTTGTTTGGGGGGGTGTGTTTTTGATGCTTTCATGTAGAATGTGGCGTCGATGTGTATTGGTCCTTTAAATGGTGAGGATTGGTGTTGGTTTTTGATGGTTTGTTTGTAGTTAAATCGTTGTTGTTTGTAGTTATCCCAAATGGTAAGTATTTTTTCGTCGTTGATTTTTTGTAGTGGTGTAGGGTTACCAATTATGATGTATTTGTATGATTTTTGGGTTGTGTTTGATTTTTTTACATTTTCTGATGTCATATAGCGCTCCCTTAATATTCATTACTCTATGACTGCTTTTGTTTATTTCTAAAATTGAGGATAGCTTTGGCGTACTGCGCATTTTTGCCTCCAACCTGTAAGTGGAACTGAAGTTGTTTTTCTGTCATTTTTGTGAAGGCGCGCTTAACTTCTTCTTCTGGATCAATATTGCATCTACTGTTGTCTTCCCAAGTTTCTGGCTTAGGCTGGCGCGTTTTTGATTTTTTCAACACATTACTATACCCAGATTCTTTAAGTATTCTTTGCATCCTCATGCTCCCATAGTAACATAATTCCCTGTAATACGCGATCAATAATGTCTTGTTGCTTAGCTTTAGGCTTTGTTCTGATGATATCTAGTTTATGTTTTGGTATGTCTTTGATTGTTGGAATTCTTCTAGGTTTCACATGTTCGGACACACTGCTTTGTGTAGTTTCTGTGTCAATCTCACCCCTTTTCAGGAGATTATTTAATAATTCCTTATTTTTTCTCTGTGTCTCCTCACATTTTCTTCGATGCCGCTCATGAGG